GTAGAAGACGGACAGACTTGGGCTGATAACGCTAAAGAGGAAGCTCACGTTCTGGCGAAGGTGGCTAGATGGGAAGCTGAATATGATGCTTCTGTATTAGCTGGTAATTATAGGAATAGGGTTGAAAGAGATTTGGATGCTTTGCCACCCCCTCTAACAGCTTCGGAGCAATGGAAGGTTGACATTAGAAGCTCACCTATGAACCGCAACCGTGAAGATTTTATTACAGAGGTAATGGCAGGAGTAGCAGATTCTCCTGCAGAGCAAGCAATCTATGACGCTAAAATTATTCTAAGGGGGAATAAACCAATATGACTACGACAAAAGTAACAGGGGCATTACAAGAAGATGGCACGAAGGGGGCTGATACGGCTACAACCTTAGACGAATTACTAGCCTTGAAAGCTGAAAGCTAAACAAGGGGAATAAACAATAATTAAAAGGATAAATAAATGGCTTATATAGGAAGAGAATTACAAGATGCTGATGCTGTTGTTGACACTAAAACTTGGAATAATTCAGATACAACTTTAACTTTATCTGTTGATCCTGGCTCTGTTAATAACGTAGCTTATTTCGAGGACGGGGTTCGTCAAGTACCTACAACTGATTACACAGTTTCAGGACTTACATTAACCAGAACATCTACTCCTGCGAATGGCGTGATTGGGATGGCTGTTAGTGGTTCAACTTTGACGATTGGATCTCCGGCTGATGGGACTGTAACAAACGCTAAAGTATCTTCAGGAAACTTTGTAACAGACTTTACTGACACAACTATCACGGCTTCAGATGAAATTTTATTTGCCGATTCTAGCGATTCGGGTAATGAGAAAAAAGATACTATTCAGGGGATTTTGGATTTGGTTCCTGTTAGTAGTAGTAGTAGAACGGTAGCTACTAAAATAACAACAACCTCTGGAACTACAGCCGATTGGACGGGAATACCTTCAGGAGTTACAGAAATTCATATAACACTTGATGGAGTGAACACAAATATTGGGGATGCTTTTTTAATACAAATTGGTGATAGTGGTGGAGTGGAGACAAGTGGTTATTCATCATCTGCAATCAGAATTGATGAAAATGGATTCTTGAGTGGATTAGATAGTGCAGACTCTACTGCTGGTTTCATTATTGATCGGACAAACAGAGGAACTGTTGGATTGGTAATATTAAGTAAAATAACAGGCAATGAGTGGGCATGTTCACATACTACTAGGAATGTTAGTGGTGCAGATGTTGAACTTTCTTGGGGTGCAGGGGAGAAATCAGCACTTACATCTGAACTTGATAGGGTTACTATAACTACCATTACTGGCACTCCTACATTTAATGCAGGACAAGCCAACATTTCTTACATTTAAGGAAAGGATTAATATGTTTACAGCAATAATGATGTATGACCAGAATAATAAGATAGAGAAATATGTAACTTTTTACACACAAGCAGAGGCAGACAATCACGTTACCGGATTCTTAGGTACATATCCTAATGCGTTTGTTGTCCCTACTCCTAATGTCTTTGCTATTGACTACATTACAGTGGATAGTATTAATAAGACTATTTCTTATGATAGTACCACTCATATATCAGATAAAGCCATGCGAGATTGGGAAAGGTCTATGTCAGAGACAGATTCAGGTTTGCCAAGATTTGCAGAGGATATCATAAATGCCATGAACTCGGTAGATAAAGCCAATGTAGATGCAGTAACACTAGCCAAGTATGACGCTAAAATTCTTCTAAGGGGGAATAAACCAATATGAGTACGACAAAGGTTTCACCAGCACTAGCAGACATTCACTAGTTGTCATTCAGCCTAGAAATTATATTATTGTTGGGGATATGACCCAATCTCCCGAAGGAGATAGAGCACCAGTTCCCATAAATCAGTATATGAGTAAAGATGAAGTTAAAGAATATATGTAAGAATATATAAAATATGTAAGAATATATAATAAACTATATAAATACCGATAACTACTATAAAAAGGAAAATAATAAATGAGTACGCAAAAAGTTTCAGATAATATGCTAGCAGATACAGGTACAATGCCTGCTTGGGATGGTTCAGCTTTGACTAATTTACCAGCCGGTGCTGGTGGAGATAAGCGTAATTTTATTATTGATGGAGATTTTACCCAATGGCCTGAAGGTACTACTATTGCTAATACGGAAGGATACGGCCCTGCGTTATTTCAAGCCTCTGTAGGTGGTGGCACACCGGCGGCACTCAATATGATTGAGGAAACGACAGTTCTCCCAACTTTCGCTCAATCAGGACATCAATCCGCCAGTTGCTTGAAGCTGGATGTTACGACAGCACTCGCGTCTATTGCGGCTGGCGACCAAGCGGCTATGCGTCATTACATAACAGGAACGGATTATAAAAACTTACACCAGCGGGAAGCAACACTTGCATTTTGGGTACGCTCACCAAAGACAGGTACTCACGCGGTGGCTTTCTTTAATAATGCCGCTAACAGAAGCTATGTTGCGACATATACAGTAAGCTCTGCTGATACTTGGGAGTATATAACTATTACGCTAACCTTTGATACTACGGGGACTTGGGAGTTTACAGAAGATAAAATTGGAGTGTATGTTGTTTTCACTCTACTTACGGGTACTACTCGTCACGCTAGTGCGGCTAATACTTGGGAAGCAGGTGAATTTATTGGAGTTGCGGGAATAGTTAATGTTCTGGATAATACCGCTAACAACTTTTACATTTCCCAAGTGGGCCTCTACCTAGGCTCAACGGCTCCGACATTCACATCACCTCCGATTGCTACTGTTAAGGATCAGGTGGAATTTTATGTGGAGACATCTTACGACTCGGATGTTGCTACGGGGACTGCCACTAACAATAGTTCTTACGGTGGCTTAGGGGTAGTTGGTTCAGGATTAACTCCAGCTACAACCGCAGATGTTAGGGTGGCTATCCCGATGAGAACAAAACGTGATACGCCAACAATTACAGTGTGGGATTTGGCGGGTACTGTAACTAAATGGTCACGGTATTCTAATGTGGGCGGTTCAACGGCTAATAATATTGCGGCGACCACGGACTTTATAGGACATAAGTCATTTCGGGTTAAATCCTCTTCGGTTGTAGCAAAATTCGGAATACTTGGGCATTGGATGGCAGACTCACGACACTAAAGGACACTTATGAATTTCACAAAAATACAATTACAAGAAGATGGTAGTTACACAGCCGATGATTTGAACGTGCCTAATTCCCCAGGCAATCGGCACTATAAGATGGTATTGGAGGACATAGCTGATGGAGCAACTGTTTTGCCTGTCGCGCTTTATGTAGAAACTTATGTAGAAACTTGGCTCGACAAACGACTCAAGTCTATTGCCGATGGTGGCTATGGAACCATGTCAGAACAGTTAGAAATGTTCGGTGAGCAAGGTGAGGTAGCATTTATGGCTCACATTCAGACAGTTAAAACTAATCACCCTAAACCTGTATAGGATTTTAAATGCAGGGGCCGGAACAGCAGGGGCCGCAGTCGTGCTCAGTAGGGATGGGACGGACACTTGCTGGATACTTGTTGACGCAAGACACTAAAATACTATTAACTATTAATTAATAAGGAAAAATAATGGAAATCGCAAAAGTAGCACTACAGGAAGATGGCAGTTATCAAGTCAACGATAATGTATTTGTTCCTGATGACATGGGTAATCGCCATAGGGTAATGATTCAAGAATGGATTGACGCTGGCAATACACCAACGCCTTATGTTGTACCAGAAAAATCATGGGAAGAAAAGCGTACTGCAAAAATGGCAGATGGTGGTTATGGTATATGGTCAGAACAACTAGAAATGATTGGTGAACAAGGTATGACTGTTTATCAAGCACATATTGCATCTGTTAAAGCTGCTCATCGTAAGCCTTAAAAGAACATAAATGGTAGAAAATGACTATAGTATATTGATGAAGGTTCTGGTATGAGTAAAGATGAAGTTAAAGAATATATCCAAGACAATATGTAAGAATATATAAACTATCTTTAGGTGTAATACAAAATCTCGATGCTTCCAAATTGGAAACATCTGCTTTAGTGGTAAAGCGACAATCAATTAAAATTAAATACCCTAAAATTTAAAAGGATCGAAGAATATGTCAATAGTTAAGAGTACACTAGCATTAAATTCATCTGGTATCATACCCGTTGAACTTAATTTTTCACGAAGTTCTTCAGCTACTAGAATTAATTCTATTGGTTTGATTGAAACCATTCCAGCAAATACTATCAGACAGGATTATTTTTCTGACCCTACTAATATTGGTAGACATAGAGGTTGGTTATTAGAAGAGTCATCAACAAATACTTGTTTGCAGTCACATGATTTAGGTAATGCTTCGTGGATTACAACAACATCCAGCTTAACCAATACAGGTAGTGTTAGTACTAATGCTATTAAGTCACCTGACGGAGCAACGAATGCTGACCAACTAGTTGCTTCATCAACAACAACTGGTATCATTGCAGCTCGACAACAAGGTTTGACTTTTACTAGTGGAACTACATATACAGTATCAGTATTTGCTAAGAAAAAAGAATTAAATTTTTTGGAACTTTCCAATAAGGATAATGACCAAACAGGTAGAACATACGCACAAACATTTAACTTATCAACTGGTGAAACTGGTGCATCTGGTGGAACTGTTGACTCGGCATCAATTCAAGCATATGCGAATGGGTGGTATCGTTGTAAAGTAACATTTACAGCAGATGCTAATTCAGATACAGAATTGTATATGAAAGCACGTCCTGATAATGGTGTTTCAAATACTTATGCAACTACTAGTTCTCAAGGTATTTATCTATGGGGTATGCAAGTTGAAGAGAAAGCCTATGCTACTTCTTATATTGCAACTACAACTGTTTCCGTAACAAGAACAGCTGATGTTGCATTTGTTGAAGATACAGAAGGAAAATGGAACTTTGATGTTGGTGCATCATTTTTAATTGATGCTACTCCATTGAATACAACTGGAACACCTGTTTATCATTATCAAGATGCATCAAATGCTAACTATGTAACATTATTGAGTAATTCATCATTGAAGGTTGTTAGTTCTGGTAATAGTCAACTAAATTCTGATCCTTTTGCAACAGGATTTTCTAATACAAGTCATGAAGATTTCCGTAATGTCGTTGCTATGAAGTCTAACCGACTACATATGGGACAAAACGGTAGTCTTTCAGCAAATCTTCCTGATACAACTGTTGTTCTTCCAGCTAATACTTCAACAAGTTCTTATACTATTAAATTCTTTCATGGTGAAGGATTAACATCTGGTAGTGGTTGGTTAACAAACTTTAAAATTTATTCTAATGTTCTTACAGATATAGAATTACAAAATTCTTCATTCCGTAGAAATGATGATGCACAAAATCTTGAATTGAATGCTGTACAGATTCTTGACAATTCTCTTACTGAATCAAAACTTGCAGATGGTGCTGTAACATCACAAAAAATTCTTGATGGAACAATTGTTACTGGTGATATTGCTGCTGGTGGAATACAAACAGCAAATATTGGTGACGATCAAGTAACCAATGCGAAAATCGCTGCTGGTGCGGTTGGTGGTACAGAGATTGCTAATAATTCTATTACTTCTGCTCATTTAGGTCTTGATGTTATCGTTGCTGAAGACGTTGCGAACAATGCAATTACAGTTGCAGAACTTGCTAACAATGCAGTTTCAACTGATAAGATTCAAGCTAATGCAGTTGATGGAACTAAGATTGCAATTGGTAGTGATGCAGCTGGTGATATTCTTTATTACAATGGAACTGATTATACTCGACTTGCAAAAGGTACAGCTGGTCAAGTATTGACAATCAACTCTGGTGCTTCTGCTCCTGAATGGGCGTCAGATTCCACAGACGTTGGTGGAACTTCTGTTGGTGGTGATGTTAGTGGAACAGTTTCTAACATTCAGATTAATGCGAATGCTGTAACTTCAAATGAGATTGCTGCTAACGCAGTTGATACATCAGAGATTGCTACGAATGCAGTTGGTATTACTGAACTTGATGTTACAGATGGTTCAGTAGGTCAACTTCTTTCTACTAATGGTTCTGGTGTATTATCATTTATTACTGATCCAACAAATGTTGGTGCTACTTCAGTTGGTGGTGATTTGTCTGGTACTGTTTCAAATGCACAGATTGTTGCAGGTGCAGTTGATACTATAGAGTTGGCAGATGATTCTGTAACAGCAGCTAAGTTGGATAGTAATGCAGTAGTAACAGCAAGCATTGTTGATGCAAATATTACTACAGCAAAACTTGAAGATGACTCAGTTACTTCTGCTAAATTGGCAGACCATGTTTCTAATGATGCATTGCGTTCTGTTGATTCAGACCATATTAAAAATGATGCAATTGATGCACGACATATTTCTGATGATTCAGTTGACGGAAATGCACTTGCTGATAACTCAGTTACATCAGCTCATATCGTTAATGGTACGATTGTCGAAGCAGACATCGCAGACAGTGCTGTAACAAATAATAAGATTGCTGGTACAGCTGTTTCTAACTCCAAGTTAGCAACAAACGCAGTAACAACAACTAAGATTGCTGATAATCAAGTTACGATTGCGAAACTTGCAGTAACAGATGGTACGAATGGTCAAATCCTTTCTACCGATGGTAACGGCGTACTTTCATTCGTTGATGATACTGATACAACTATTGGTGATGCATCGGTTGGTGGTGATGTTAGTGGAACAATCTCTAACATCCAAATCAATGCTAATGCAATCGGTTCTTCTGAACTTGCTAATAACTCTGTAACAGGTTCTCACATTGCACTTGGTTCTGATGCAGCTGGTGACGTTATGTATTATAACGGAACTGATTATGTTCGACTTGCAAAAGGTACAGCTGGTCAAGTATTGACAATCAACTCTGGTGCAACTGCTCCTGAATGGGCAGCGGATTCAACCAATGTTGGTAATACGGCAGTTGGTGGTGATGTTAGTGGAACAATCTCTAACATCCAGATTTCTGCTGGTGTTGTTACACCTACAATGTTGTCAGCAACAGGTACAGCTAATAATACAACATTCTTGCGTGGTGATGGAGTTTGGGCGACACCTACAATGACTGAAGTTGATCCAACGGCTGTAACAATGGCAATTGCACTTGGTTAATAAAGACAAGGGGGATGTTTAAAACATCCCCCTATTACTCTTATAAATACTTGATAACATCTAAAAAGGAAAATAAAAATGTGGAAAGAGTTTCTTTTAAGAAGTACGCGTGGTGAATTAGACTTAATGACTTATCTTCCGTTTTTGACAGAGGTTGATGTTGAAACAAAAAAACCAAGATGGTGTATTGCGACAGTTGAATATGATTTGAATCCATTTGGTAAATTGATTAAGACACCTGCTAGGTATCATGCTAGTGGGTATACCATCGACCATAAAAAATACTATCATGGGTTCTTTGTTAATTTAAGGTGTACAGAAGAGTTCTACAATAAATATAAAAATAATTTAGATCAATATATTGTAACAGAGGAACATATTAGCCGTGATTCTCAGCCTTCTTGGCTCTAATAAACTTGATTCAAATAACATGATTGTTGTTTATGACAAATATTATAAAAATAAAACGAAGTGAAACATCTAACTCTATTCCGACTACTAGTGATTTAGCAGTTGGTGAGATTTGCATGAATGTTGCAGATCAAAAGCTATATACGAGAAAATCAGATGATTCAATAGTTACAATATCTGACACTACTATAGGTAGAACAGCGTTAGAACTAATATCTACAGATACTAGTTCTGCTGCAGGGCCTGTATTAGATTTATACAGAAACTCCTTTTCACCGTTTGACTCTGATGCAATTGGAGAAATTAAGTTTCAAGGTGAAAATGATAATAGTGATAAGGTAGTATTTGCAAAGATAACAAGTAAGATTGCAGATGCATCAGCTAGTAGTGAAGATGCTATTATAGAATTTCATGTACAAGAAAATGGTTCAAGTGGAGCAGTTATACAAATCAAAGGTGATGGTATTCATATAATGTCTGGAAATAAAATTACTTTTGCAGATGGAACATCAATGTCAACTGCACCCGTTGATTCAAATGCTGTTACGATGGCAATCGCATTAGGGTGATAAACGATACTAAAAAGAAAAATAAAAAATGACTCAAAATGACGAAAAGGTTGCCTTAAGAACCACTCAACCAAAAGAATAAAGGTATAAAGTATGGCAACAGTAAAATGGAATCAAGATATAAATGCTGGTCAAAGTTGGGACGCTGACATTAATATGTTAAATAATAATGGCAGTACTCGCGATATAACTGGCTGGACTCTTGAATCTAAAATAAAACGCCATTATAGATCAGTTGCTGTGAAGGAATTTATGTCAATAAACATATTGAATGCTGTTACAGGTAATATGACATTGGCATTAACTCCTAAACAGACTAGTAACTTAAAATCTGGTAAATATTTGTATGATGTTGAAGCAACTGATAGAAGAACACCAGCAATAGGTATTAGTGGTGATGGTAATGAAGCTACAGCTATAGCATTTGTAAATTCCGATGGTGTTATTTCAAATATTAAAGTTACTAATGGTGGTACTGGTTATACTGAAGCTACAACTATTACAATAGCTGATCCACTTTCTGATGGCGGAACAACTGCAACTGCAACTGCAACAGTTGCTGGTGGAGAAATAACTGTTATAAATATAGTTGATGGTGGAAGTGGATATTTAGAACAACCAAAAGAAAGGGTTATTCAAGGGGTAATAACAATTAGACCCGAAATAACAACTGACTGATGCCAATTCAAGTTAATAGAAACACAGGAAATACAGTATTTTCTCCGGCAGTGTCTAATGCTCAACAATCTGGTTCTGGTACTGGTGATGTTCCTCCTCTGGTAGATTTATCAGATGTAAATAAAACTGGATTAAATGATAATGATGTTTTGGTTTATAATGCTGCAACGGGAAAATTTGTTCCAATAGACATAGAAGTTATCAACGATAATGATGGTGGTGTATTTTAAAGAAAATAAGTGGTGGGTTTTAAGTTATACAATGGCATGGAGTAGGGCTTGATTTTTATTTTATGATTACAATGTTAAATGTGATAAACCTAACAACAAATATTTAAAGGAAAAATTAAATGGCTAATCAAATTCAAATTAGAAGGTCGTCTGGCTCAAATTCTCCTGTTGCAGGATCACTTGAAAAAGGTGAATTGGCATGGGTTGACCACGGTACAGGTGGTGGTGCTGGTTGTTTGTACATTGGTGATATGACATCAGCTGGTGCTGTTGTGCGTAAAATTGGTGGTACAGATTCATCTGATTTCATTACAGATATTCTAAACAACACAGTTCTAACAGGAGCTCCTACAGCAACTACAGTTTCAGCAGATGATAACTCAACTAAACTAGCAACAACAGCATATGTTGATCGTCAAGTTCTTTCTGGAACAAATGCTATTTCATCAGCATCTGATACAAATATCTCAGCTCCTGCAGGTGGACACGTGCTGATTTATGATGGTACAGATTCATGGGATAATAAAGCATTGTCAGGTGATGTTTCTATTGCTACTGATGGTACAGTTTCAGTTAACACAGTACAAGCTAATTCAGTTGCTCTAGGTACAGACACAACTGGTAGCTACATTTCAACAATCACAGGTACTTCAAATGAAATTGCTGTTTCTGCAAATGGTGTTGAAAGTGCTGCAGTAACAATCGGTCTAACAAATAATGTTACTATTTCAGGTAACTTGACTGTTACTGGTACAACAACAACTGTTGATTCAACAACCGTTTCTGTTGCTGATCCAATTTTTGTTATCGGTGAGAATGGTACAGACGATAATAAAGACCGTGGTATTGAATTCAAATACAACGATGGTGCTGCTAAAACTGGTTGGTTTGGTTACGATGATTCAGATTCAAAATTCAAGTATATTGCTGACGCAACTAATACTTCTGAAGTTTTCTCTGGTTCTCTGGGTAATGTTGCTTTCGGCGAAATTGATGGTACATTGACAACTGCTTCTCAAACCAATATCACAGGTTTAGGAACAATCACTACTGGTACATGGAATGCTGATATTGTTTCTTCTACTTTTGGTGGACTCGGTATTGATACCTCTAGTTCAACTGGTGTTGGTACAGTATCAGGTGGAACATGGAGTGTTCAGTCTGAAATGCCTGTAACTCTTGGTGGTACTGGTCTTCAAGCTGTTGCTAGTAATGGCATCCTAGTTGGTGCTGGTACAGCTGACATGACAGTATTGACAGCTGGTTCTGCTGGACAGAAACTAGCTATCGACTCTAATGGCGCTCCAGCATGGACTGACGTTATGGACGGCGGTACTTTCTAAGTTTAGTTTATTTTAGAAACAACATGAGTAGATTCACTGAAAGGGGATGGGGATTTTCCCTGTCCCCTTTTATTTTTTTTAGGAGTTATACATATTACATATAGGTAAAAGAAATGCAATTAAACGAAACCGCTGACCTAATTGAAAAATTAGGTGTGCCGATTGTTGGTTTGCTATTGATTGGGTGGGGTTTTTGGAAAATTGTAAAATGGTTACAAGATTCACTAACAGGAAAGATAGGTTATCAAACAGATATACTCGTTCAACTCATTGATAGAATAAGAGTATTACAAACAGATATTTTAAAACTTGATACAATGATAAGAACTAGGTATGGTTTAGAAGCGGATCAAGAACGTATTGCAAGAGCTGATGAATCTGCAAATAAAAAAAGAGGGAAATAATATCAATTTAATAATTCTATATTAAAGGAGTTAATGAAATGGCTGAAAAAGAAGAAGCGACTGAAAAACCACAAGGAGCACCATTAGCAAAACAAAATGTTGATCCAGAAGTAACAAAAGAACAATTGCAGAATCAATTGAATTATGCACAAAAACTCATCAATGTTCTTCAAAATAAAGTGAATGAACTTAATGGAAAAATGGTTCAGATTGAAGCACAACTACTTCTTGCTAATGAAGATAAGGAAAATATTTTAAAGCAAGTGGAAACAATGGGAATCACCCCACAGTAATAAAAGGAAAATAGCATGGCTAGTGTAACTTCAAGACAGGGATTGATAGATTATTGTTTAAGGAGATTAGGACAACCTGTAATTGAAATCAATATAGATGACGATCAGCTAGATGAAAGAGTTGATGATTCATTAGAATTTTTTCAAGAATATCATTTTGATGGTGTGGAAAAAGTTTTTCTAAAACACATTATTACACAAACTGATATTGACAATGAATATATTCCTATGGGTGATCCTGTATCACCTGATGGTGGGCCTGTTATTAGTGTTGTTAGGGTATTACCTATTCCTAGTTTTGATTCGTTTCAGGGTGGGTTTTTTAATGAAGAGTATCAGTTAAGACTAAACGACTTAAATAATTTTTCTGGTTCTTCATTGATTCAATGGAGTATGACATTAACAAATTTTTCTGAAATCGAACAATTGTTTTCTATTTCACCAACGATGATGTTTAATAGAAAACAGAATAGAGTTTATTTAGAAGCTGATTGGTCAGAAAAATTTAGTGTAAATGATATTTTAGTTATTGAAGCTTATAGAGCATTAGACCCTGCTGTTTATCCAGAAGTTTGGAATGATATGTTTTTGAAAAAATATACAACCGCTTTAATCAAAAGACAATGGGGAGAGAATCTGAAAAAGTTTCAAGGTGTTGTATTGCCAGGCGGTATTACACTTGATGGTAAAACAATTTATGATGAAGCTGTTGAAGAAATAAGACAGATAGAAGAAGAAGTAAGTCTTAAATATGAACTTCCAGCAGATGGATATGTAGGTTAATATGCCAACTAATCAATTTTTTAAAAATTTCAATTCATTTCCACAACAAGAATTACTTAATAGTTTAACCAAAGAAGTAATTCAAATAAATGGAATTGATGTATTGTATCTTGAAAGAACAGAAGTAAAACGTGATGATATTCTTAATGAAGATGCATTATCTAAATTTACTAAAACAAGAGAAGTTGAGATGTATATAAACACACCTGAAGGTTTTGGTGGTGCTGGTGATATGGTTTCGAAATTTGGATTGGATGTTCAAGATGAATTAATATTGATTGTAAATAAAGAAAGATTTACAGAAGAAGTTTTTAATGCTGCACCAAAAGAAGGTGACTTGATTTATTTTCCTCTTGGAAAAGGTTTATACGAAATTAAATTTGTTGAACACGAAAAACCTTTTTATAGTTTAGGAAAAAATACAGTATATGAATTGACTTGTGAGTTATTTAGATATAGTAATCAAGTTTTTGATATTGAAGAAATTGAACAGGGTGCTATATTTGATAAAATCGAAAGAGAGAATTCAACTACAATTGAATTAACATTGGCTGGTTCAGAAGCATATCAAGTTAGTGAGATAGTATTTCAAGGTTCATCAATAGCTACCTCAGTTGTTACTGCTAAAGTTGCAAGTCAAGAAGGAAATAAATTGAATGTTTATAGAGTATCAGGTTCATTTGCAACCGGCACAGATGTTGTAGGTGCTAAAAGTAATACTTCACTTGATTTAATTTCTGTTGACGATCAAGTTAGTTCATCTACTGAATATGATGATAATAAAATATTTGAAACTGATGGAGATAATATTTTAGATTTCAGTGAAGTTGATCCGTGGAGCGAGGGAGACTTATAATGTTTGGAAAATATTTTTACAATAAGAATATCAGAAATATTGTTATATTATTTGGTACAGTATTCAATGATATAAAAGTAAAGAGAGTAGAATCAGACGGTGATGTTCAAAGTGAATTTAAAGTTCCTATTTCATATGGCCCTGCACAGAAATACCTAACAAAATTAGAAGGGCCTATTGATGAAGAAAAAGAAACTGTTGGTATTAGACTTCCAAGATTGTCATTTGAAATAACAACAATGACGTATGATGCAACAAGAAAATTACAGACAACGAAAAAAATAAAAGAAATAAAACCTCTTGGTAATCTTGATAATATTGAAATAATAAATGGTGGTTCTGGTTATACAGTAGCACCTGCAATAACAATTGAAGCACCTCCGTCATCGTCAACTGGAATAACAGCAACGGCTACATCAACGATTACCGAAGGTGTTGTAACTTCTATAACCCTTGATGTTGCAGGAACACAATATGAAAATACACCGACTGTTACTATAGCTGATGCACCAGCAGGTGGTGTAACTGCAACAGCAAAATCAAATCTTGATGCTAATCTTAATACTTTAGTTACAGCTTATACACCTGTACCATATAACTTTGAGATTGATTTATCTATCATGGTTAAGAATAGTGATGATGGAGCTCAGATACTAGAACAGATTTTACCATATTTTACACCAGAGTATCATGTTACTCTAAATGAAATGAAAACACTTGGTATTAAAAGAGACATACCTATTGTGTTAAACGGCATTTCAACAGAGGATGATTATGAGGGTGATTTTCTTACTAGAAGGTCTTTAACTCATACTCTATCATTTACAGTCCAAGGATATCTGTATGGCCCAACATCTGATATTGGAATAATCAGAGAAGTAGATGTTAATTCTGGAACAAGTTTTAATGATGATGATATTCAGTTAGTTAATATTGATATTAAACCAGACCCAGAAACTGCTGACCCTGATGATGCACCAAGAAATACTACAACAACAATAACTGATTTATAGGAGATATATAGGAGAATAATACTATGGCACAATGGAGAATAGACCAACAATCGTATAGGCCGCCGGACACTACCAACTTTGAAGTAGTAATGATTGCTGATGAGGATGGTAATATTTCTAATAGTTTTGGTGCTTCAGCTAATATTCCGATTGCTGCTGGAGAACTTACAGGCTATTCACATATTAATAAATTTGGATTTTCGTCAAACATAGGTGTTGGTAGTGGATATCATACAATTTGGAATGCTGGTGGTATTTATACATATGCATCAACCGCAACTATTGCAACAGTAACAAGTGATGATTCATCGGATGATGGTGCAGTAATCAATATACAGGGTTTAGATGCAAACTATCTTCCTATAGAAGAAGATATTACAATAGGTGGTTCAGCTGGAACACAGTTGTTTTTTAGAGTGTATCGAGCATTAGTAAAAGTTCCAGCAACAGGTCAATCTACTAATGTTGGTAAAATTGAGATTCAAATTGATGGTGCAAATAGAGCAGAGATATTGGAAGGAAACGGACAGACTTTAATGGCAGTTTACACAGTACCAGCTGGAAAAACTGGTTACTTAATGAAACTTCAAGCATCACCTTCTAAAAATACAGATGTATTATTTAAGTTAGTTGTTAGAGAATTTGGTGGTGCTTTTTTAACAAAAGGATTGTTTGGAACTTTTGGTGTTCCAGTTACATATGATTATCCTGTTCCTCTTAGATTTCCTGAAAAAACAGATATTGAAATTCAGGGAAAAGCAGGAAACACTTGTGCAGCTGGTTCAGTATTTGATGTTATATTAGTTGATAATCCTTAATGAGATTTTATGAAAAAAGAAACTGTAAAAAAACTGAATGATATTTTAGATATTGCAGATGATATTATTGATATTGAAGAACCTAAAGAAATACAGAAAGCACCAGCAGTAGAAACAACAACTACTGACTTAACAAGTGACTATGATTTCTCAAGGGATCAGTATCATAACATTATTGAAAAAGGAAATGAAGCACTAGTAGAATTATTAGCTATTGCAAAAGAAGGTGAACAACCTAGAGCATTTGAGGTTGCAACCCAACTTATGAATTCTTTAGCTGCAACAACTAAAGAACTTTTGATATTACAAAAAACCAAGAAAGAAGTAGAAGGAACAAATAAACCTACGAAGAATGAAAATAATCTTTTCATTGGTAGCACTTCCGAACTTCAAAAACTTCTTGAAATGAAAAAGAAAAAATAATATGCCAGAAGATAATTCCTATTTAGGAAATAACCTTTTAAAAGGTTTAGGTGTACCACATAAGTTTACTAAAAAAGAGATAGAGGAATACATTAAGTGTAAAGATGATCCTATCTATTTTTTAGAAAATTATGTGAAGATTGTGCACGTTGATGAAGGCCTTGTTCCTTTTAAGATGTATGATTTTCAAAAAAACTTAGTAAACGCTATAACAGAAAATAGAAATGTCATTGTAAAAACAGGTAGACAGGTTGGTAAAACTACAACTACTATCGGTTGGTTATTACACTATATTCTTTTTAATCAAGAAAAAATTGTTGGTATTCTAGCTAACAAGGCAATCACTGCTCGTGAAATCCTCGGCCGTGTTCAAACATCCTATCAGCATCTCCCAAAGTTTCTCCAGCAAGGTTTAAGAGAATGGAATAAAGGTTCTATGGAACTTGAGAATGGAAGTAAAGTTATTGCTTCTTCCACATCTTCAAGTGCTATTCGTGGATTTTCATTTTCTTGTATTCTCCTAGATGAATTTGCTCATGTTCAGAGACATATTGCAAACGAATTTATTCGCTCAGTTTACCCTACAATTTCGTCTGGTAAAGAAACAAAGGTTATTATTGTATCTACTCCAAACGGATTTAATCTATTCTATAAATTCTGGAATGATGCTGAAGAGGGAAATAATACATTTTTTCCTTTCAAGGTTCATTGGTCAAATGTTCCGGGCCGAGATGACGAATGGTATAAGAGAACTGTATCGACTATTGGTGAAGATGCTTTCAGACAGGAGTATGAAGCAGAGTTTTTAGGTTCTACAAATACTCTGATTTCTACCGAAAGACTGCAAGAAATGTCATATAATGCACCATTATTCA